TAAGTACCTTTGGACAAATGTCGCCCGTCGGATCACGGACAAGTACCCTTTGGATACGTATTTTTATACGTCCTTGAGTCATGTTTGTGATCAGTTGCAAGAGTTTAAACTCTTGTCTGAGAAGGAGTTTCCCGCACGAGTTTGTCTCGTGCCGAAAGACTCCCGCGGGCCCCGCCTGATATCTTGTGAACCCGTTGATTTTCAATGGGTACAGCAAGGATTGGGTCGGGCCATTGTTGAGTTAGTGGAATCCCATCCTCAAACGAGGTGGAATGTCCACTTCACTGATCAACAGCCAAACCAGTTCGGAGCTTTACTAGGCTCCATACATGGCGGCTATGCGACGCTCGACCTCAATGAGGCAAGCGATCGTGTAACGGTCAGTTTAGTTCGTCTACTGTTCCCTCCTCACTTATGTGAGTTCTTGGAAGCTTGTAGAAGCTCTGAAACCGTGCTACCGGATGGTAGGCACTTGAAGCTCAGAAAGTTCGCACCAATGGGAAGTTGTTTATGCTTCCCAATACTGGCGCTTACAATCTGGGCCTTGCTTACTGCGGCTGCACCCGACACGGATACTCGCGAGAGTATCTTAGTGTATGGTGATGACGTCATTGTCCCTACGGCTTACGCCGAGAACGCAATGAAACTGCTCGAGTCTTTTGGGTTGAAAATCAACCTGGACAAGAGCTGTCTACATGGACTCTTCAGAGAGTCCTGCGGCATGGACGCCTTCAAAGGCGTTAATGTTACGCCCGTCCGCATTAGGACGGTGTGGTCGTCGTCTCCATCGCCTGACGCTTATACATCGTGGATAGCTTACGCTAATTCACTTTGGGATAAGAGGTACTACTACGCCTACGATTACATCGTAGAGCAACTTCACCATGTATATGGTGAAATTCCTGACGAAAGCATGCATCTCGCATGCCCAAGTCTGCGGTTCGTACACGACGAACAGAGGCCCAAACGGCGGCGAGTAAACCGGCACTTGCAAAAGTGCCAGTGGCTCGTCCGTGACGTTAAGTCTCCGTCTATCAGTTATGAGATCAACGGCTGGTCCATGCTCCTTCGGTATTTCACCGAGAGAGTAGGGCGAGCCAATGAGAACTCAGTAGACGATACATTCACGGCTCGACCTTTAGAGGTCGACCCGGATTGGTCGGTCAGTGAATACACACGTCGTCGCACTAGCATGCTAGTGCGCCGGTGGCGATGAG